CATATTATTCTCCTTCTACAGCGTTATTAAATGATTCGATGAGGTCAACAAAATCTCCGAATAGGTTGATGACTTCTGTAATGCCACTTGAGTGGCCATCTTCCCAAGCTTTTGTGAACACTACTTGAGTTTGGGCTGATGTCAAGTCAAAATTTCGGCCTAGGTCTTCCATAAGGTCATCCCTGCGCCCGCGCACTTCTGCACGATAAGCGACCATATCAGCACGATATTCAACATCACGTTCTTGATATGCTTCCATACGGTCAGCAAAATCACGCATATTCTGTGGATCATTGCGGTCAAACGACCCTGGCTTTGATGGACGGATCGGAAATTCAAGATCAACGCCGTTGTAATAGTCAATTGATTTCATAGTGTGTCTCCTTAAGAAACAAGTGTTACAATGTATTGGTCAGTGTAAGGCATCAAACAAAATGAGCCACTACGCTTGGTTGTGGTTTTTGCCACACACTGCAATTCTGTGTCATATGCAGTACGAATAATGTCAAACACACGGACAGCAAAGCATTCAGGCACATTCAGGCCAGTAGCCATCTCACCTAAAAATGCGTCAATGCCGCGATACTCGAGGTCTGACAGGATATCTTCATCAGTTACAGTTCGTGTCATTTTCAACTCCTTATGCATCGTGCCATGCAGTTGCAATTTCATCTGCGTCATAACCCACATCAGGGTAATCATCAACAAACATATACGCAACTTCAATAGCAGTCATAGGTCGCGGCATCATGCCCCAATATTCATTAAATCGGGTAAGAATTTCATCCATGTCCATCATAGTGTCTCCTTTACTTACTCCTATGTTATACAGTAAGGCGTTTAGGGTGTCAAGAAAAAAATGGCGTTTTGGATAAATACTTACAGCAGAGCGCATACTAAGGAGATAGATGAATGGCAGTTCTAGACAAATTAAGTGTACCAACAACCACTGAACAACAGGGTACGTTGATGCCAAAACTACAATATCGTTTCCGCGTAAACTTTCTCAGAATGGGTGCAGGCGATACATCAGTTGCAACACAAAACGTTGTAAGTGTAACACGCCCTAACATGACACATGATGAAGTGCTTGTAGATACATATAACTCACGCATTTACCTAGCTGGTAAGCATACGTGGGAACCAGTTACAATCGAGCTACGTGACGATATTACATCAGCAACTAGCACACTGTTTGACCAGCAAGTTGCACGTCAAATTGACATGGCAAACCAAAGTTCAGTACAGGCAGGCACAAGCTACAAGTTTGAATGTGTTATCCAGAACTTGAACGGTGGTAACCCTGACCCAGTAGTCCTAGACGAATGGGAATTGAGTGGTTGCTACATTTCAAACTTGACATACAATGAGACAAACTATGCAAGCGGTGGTGAATACCAGACCATTAGCGTAACACTTCGTTACGACAATGCACGTCACGGTGTTGTTGATAGTGGTATTACTGATACTCTAAGCAACCCAGTATTCAACGGCGATACAAACGCAGATACTAACGCGACAACCTAATTTAGGATAGCAATGGCAATTACTAATTTTGCAGCAGAGGAATTTGGCAAAGGTGGCGGTGGCATTTTGGTGCCACGCCAAAAGTTTAACTTTACGTTGATACTAGAGCGATTTGATCGCCCTAGTATCGTTTTTACTCGTGTCAGCAGTGTATCAGCAGCTAGCTATAGTGTAGACACACAATTAATGAATCAATACAATAAAAAGAGAGTGGTACAAACCCGTCTCAATTATGAACCAATTACGGTGTCATTTTACGATACATTCGATAGTGAATGGCACACCCTAATGCGTGACTATCTGTCGCATTACTTCAACGGCGGAAAAGGTATCGATCAACGTATATCACGAGAAGGCAGCAGCACAGTCGACCCAAACTTTGAAACTGACCTAGGATTTACACCAAACGCTGATCGATACTTTTTCCCTCGTATTGTAATTAATCAAAATGGACACGCAGGCCTTTCACGTGACACGATTTTGATTAATCCCACTATCACCAATATCCAAGGTGATACACTAGATTACAGTGACAGCAACCCTGTTATGTACAGCGTAACATTCCAGCCTGAAAGCATACAGGTTAATGAGACTGGCGGCTCAGGCGGCAGCGCGTCAAGACAGTCGTCAACAGGACAAACGACACGAACCGAAACGTTTGCAGGAACACTCACTGCCCCACAAGCGGTACTTGACTTTATAAACAATACATAAATATCGTTATGGGAAACTATCAACAAGGCAACTATCAACCAAAGAATACTGAAAAGTACATAGGCAAGCACATTCCTAAGTACAGGTCAGGTTGGGAATTGCAGTTTATGCGTATGTGCGACAATCACCCCTCAATATTAGCATGGGCAAGTGAAAGCCACAAAATTCCTTATATCAACCCTATTACTGGTAAACGTGCAAACTATATACCAGATTTCTTTGTTGTTTACATGGATAAAGAAGGCAAAAAACATGCAGAGTTGGTTGAAGTTAAACCAAGCGGGCAAATGGCAGGCAATGCTAAAGGCCAGTATGACCAAGCGATGGCAGTCATAAATGAAGCAAAATGGAATTATGCACGACAATGGTGCAGACAGCAAGGCATTGGATTTCGTATCGTAACTGAGAAAGAAATATTCAATAAGCCGCAAAAAGCTCGTCCGCAAAAGAAAGCTAAATTCCCCAAAAGGATAAAACGATGAGCAAATTACCAGACACATGTAAAGATTGCGCTGAATACGGATCTGAGATCTGCAAAGAGTGCCAAAAAGAAATATTGAAGAAGCAAGATGCGCCTAAATGAAATAAATGAAATGCAGATAGACGAAATTAGTGTGATGTCTAGCTGGATTGCTGATTTAGACTATGAAGAAGGCGCAGTCAATTTGACGTTAAACAACGGCCGCAGATACAGAGTTCTTGGCGTCCCTGAGGGAATGTTTAGGCAATGGGTCAAAGCACCTAGTAAAGGTAAGTATTGGCACAGCGATATTCGTGGTAATTATAGAGTAAGTAGAATATGAAATTAATTTATGCAATTATAGCATTTATGTTGATTGCAACATCAGCATTTGCAGCAGAACGTGAGAGTTATTACTCAGATCTAGTATGCAGTCAAGAGTATAAAGGCACAACAAAATGGTTGCAGTCTGGACTTAGACCAGACTGCCAAACAACATTTGCCATAATGGAATTTGACTGGGCAACACAAACAAAGTTATATGAGTGTATTGGACAAAGTCTTATATATGCAAATGAGGCAAACAAGCTTCCAGTTTGCGTATTGTTAGCAAGAAATGACGAAGAACTAGCATTTGCAAATAGCCAGGACCTCACCCCATTTGGAATTGTGCTTAAAGTGATAGATACACGACTATGGGACCAATAAGGAATCAACATGACACGTAAACTAGAAGAAACATTTAATCTACCGCCGATGAATCTACCAGAAATTGATGATAGTGAAGTAGAAGAAATTAGCTACTATTCTCAAGAAGATATGAATCAGATTATGGAGAGAGCAGACAAAATAGATGCTGCCTTACCGCAAGTCAGCGGGCTAGACAACGTTGATGTTGACTATGACGAGTATGCACGTAAGGCAATTGATACATTTGATGAACTAGTTGAACTAGGCAAAAATGTCGAAGATCGCCACGCAGCAGATATTTTTAATGCAGCTAGCAGCATGATGGGTAACGCAATTACCGCTAAAACTAATAAAGCACAAAAGAAGCTTGATGTAATCAAACTACAGATTCAGAAAGCTAAGTTAGAGCATGAAAACGAAAAGCTTGACTATCTCAAGCAACGTCACCTCAAAACGCCAGAAGGTGGTGATGTTCAAGAGACTGAAGGCCATATTATCTCAACTCGCAATGACATGTTGAATGACATTCTTGCAGGCATAAAAAGAGACAGTGATGCATAAATACAATATAAGCAGGAGACTCCTATGAACAAGAAACTAGGGCAATATTTGGCAGAAAATGAAGCGGTACATGAATTTCGTGTAAAAATCGCTATGGAGCCAACAGACACGCAGCTCGACGCAATGGAGTTGCACCTACGCAAATATGATGGATTTGACATTGGCACCCCACAAAAAACAATTATCCAGCGCAACCCGCGCGATTTCCGCAGCATTGATGCAGCAGAAGTTTACATGATTGACTTTAAAACACGCCAACCAGCGAGTCCACTTACATTGCTAGCTGAATTAACACAAAAAATGGGCATACATGAGCGCTTCATTATTGTACGCAATAAGCTAGAGCCTCTGCATATTGAAGATGAAGCAGAAGAAATGCCTGAAGAAGATTATAAGCCACGTATTGGTGATGATGAATATTCCGAAGCTGAAAAAGTAAACGCAGATGATTTTTATGGCGAGAAGTTCAAAGCTTCATTCATTAAAGAGATCGCCGCAGACCGTGCAGAGCACCTAAAGAAAGTAGAGAACTAAAATGGATAAAAAAGAACTCGAAAGACTTCGCGTACTTGCAGGTAACACACCAGCTGTGAAAAAAGAGACAACTGATACTAATAAGACAGTGCAAACTATTATGGAAACATATGTTCCTGTTGTTTATGAGGGCGAAGCAGAAGAAAAAGCTAAGCAAGCTGCATTTGACAAAGCAGATGAGACTCGCAGCAAAAAAGTATCGCTAAAGAAAGCGCCATGGGACGAGTCAGTAAATGAGTCAGATGATGATGATGAAGACGATGACGACGAAGAACTGAATCGCTATGGTGGCGGCGGCTGGGGAGGGCGGTTTGTCGATGATGATGAAGAGCTTGACGAGTCAGCTGATGGTCGTCCTTATGTTTGTGTCCATGCTAAAAAAGGCATGACAGAAGTAACTGCTACTTCTAGTTATGGCGCTGCACAAAAAGCCGCTGCAAAGTGGGGATTGAAATCTACGTCTGGTATTGACGCACATCTAGCAGATGTTACACACACTGCAACGGAGTCAGCCAAAGAGCCAAAAAATGAGCAACAGCAAATGCGTGAATGGGCAAACTCTGTTTATAAGCAGTATGATGATCGTGGTCATTATCAAGAGCAGCCAGAAGGCGAAACAGTTGATCTCAGCCTACGTCGTTATGTTAATGCTAAAGCAATGCCTGTCCGCATTGAAGAATCAATTAAGCCTTCAACCCTTGCAAAAGCCTACCGTAAATTCAAAGGTAAGTAAATGGCGGTAAATACTGACTTAGTTAAACGCCCGTATACAACGGAGCGTATGAGTCAAAATGAACTTAGAGAATTGGCTCTTTGTTCTGTCAACCCTTTGTATTTTATCCGCAACTATTGCTACATTCAGCACCCTACTAAAGGTAGGATGGCATTTGAATTGTTTGACTATCAAGAAGGTCTTGTAAATTCATACAACGATTTCCGGTATTCAATCAGTCTACTATCACGTCAAACTGGTAAGTCCACCTGCGCCGCGGCATACTTACTTTGGTTTGCGATGTTTAAGCCAGACAGCACAATCCTAGTTGCAGCACACAAGCGTGATGGTGCAAACGAAATTATGACACGTCTACGTTATATGTATGAGAGTTGCCCAGACTTTATTCGTGCTGGGGCAACAGAGTACAACAAAGGTAGCATTACATTTGATAACGGCAGCAAAATTATTGCGCAAGCTACAACTGAAAATACTGGACGTGGTCTAGCACTTTCACTTGTGTATTTGGACGAATTTGCATTTGTCCCTCCGCGTGTTGCAGAAGAGTTTTGGACATCTATCTCACCAACATTGTCAACTGGTGGTAAGTGTATTATTACATCAACCCCTAACCAAGACGATGACCAATTTGCACGTATTTGGAAACAAGCTAACAAGCGTGTTGATGAGTATGGTAACGAAACAGATATAGGTGTGAACGGATTCCGTCCTTACCTAGTTAAATGGGACAAGCACCCAGATCGCGACCAAGCATGGGCAGATGAAGAACGCGCCAAGATTGGTGACGAGCGTTTCCGCCGTGAGCATGAATGTGAATTCATTGCGTTTGACGAAACACTAATCAACAGCATTTACCTAAGTGAAATGGATCTTGGTATGGAGCCAATGCGCAAAGTTGGACAAATACGTTGGTACGATAAGATCCGCGATGATCAAACATACCTAGTAGCCCTTGATCCTAGTTTAGGAACAGGTGGTGACCCGTCTGCTATACAAGTATATGCGATTCCGGGTATGCGACAAGTTGGCGAGTGGCAACATAACAAAACACCAATACAGATGCAAATTAAAATCCTAAAGAATATTCTGGAAGAAATTGAAGAAGCTGCCCCAAATAGTGAAATCTATTACAGTGTAGAAAACAATACACTTGGTGAAGCTGCACTTATCTCACTCTCTGAGATGGGCGAGGAGAACATTCCTGGCATATTCCTAAGTGAACCAAAGAAAAAAGGTAACGGCCGCCGCTTTAGAAAAGGGTTTACTACTACTAATTCAACAAAGCTATCAGCCTGCGCAAAACTAAAACGTTGGATAGAAGAAGATAGTATGAAAGTTCGCAGCAAGAACCTTATACGTGAACTTAAAACATTCATTGCACACGGTAATAGTTACAAAGCTAAAGAAGGCGAAACTGACGATCTAGTTATGTCAACCATCTTAGCTGTTCGTATGGCTATGCAAGTTGCCAAGTATGATCCTGATGCATTTGATGATTTAAAAGACAGCTTTGACGATAGCGAACTGCGCAGACCAATGCCAGTTGGAATTTTATAAAGGTATAAATACTAGCATGACAAAATCAGTAGATCATATTGCAGAACAATTATTTAAGGTACTTACAGGTACTGGTGTAGGCGGGAGTTCTAACAAACTCGTGTTGTTTACTGATGATGGGAAAAAGACAACAAACCCAACAGAAGCTCGTCGCTTTTACTTAAAAAATATTCAGATGATGGTCAACTATGTTGTAGACGAGACTACTAATGAAATAGTAGTGAACCTAAGCAAAGACACAGACATTAAAGGCGTTAAGTCATTGCTATCATCAATCCGCAACTTGGCCAACCGTCATATTATTGAGTATACAGTCAAGACATTTGGCAAATCAATAGAACCAAGGGACTTCGCATACATGGCAAAAAATAAAGTACAAGAGTCGTCACAATTAAATGCTAGACAATTAACAGTATTAACAGATATTGTTAACAAATATATTATGGCACCTGGAAGTGAAACCCGCCGGGCATTCTATGCATTAAAAAAACAAGGCCTTATTGAGCCATTTGTTAAGGATGGTAAGGTCCGTAAGGGTTATATTGCAACTGATGCTGGTAAAGATCTTGTGACTACACATTCAAAAGTACAAGAAGGAGTAGCAGGCACGGTATCAAAGAGTAAAATCGGCTGGTTTGCAACAAACTTAAATGGCAAGCTTAAATCATTCAGAAACGAAGAACAAGCCCGCAGCTTTGCTAGCACAGGCAAGTCACGCGAAACAAGGGACAAAGAAGCAATGGTAAAAAATGAATCAGCGTACACAAACGCACCAGCTGAAATGAAAGTATCATACGATTACAGTGACGACTTTTATATGCTAAGACTATACGTAAACGGTGAGCTAGTTGGTGAAGATGACGGCTATCCAGGCATGAATGGAACATTGACAGCACCAATAGAAGAACTTGCGGCTAAACACGGCGTTGATATAGAAGAATTAGTTCTAGTTGCAACAGATGATAATCTACAACCTGAAGGCGAAATAGGCAAGTTGGTAAATGGCAAAATTTCTTGGAACGTTAAAGAAGAATCAACATATGATGCAGCAATGAATGAAGTTGAGCGGATTAATGAATTGACACCAAAGCAAAAAGCAATGAAGCAAGGTGCAATAACTTCTCCAAACGCAGGCATAAGCGCGAAATTTGGATTGATGGGCGAACCTATGACTTCGCAGAAACTTAAAAAACAAGGGCCAAAGAACCCTGATCATGACCGAGCAGAAAAATTAATTAAGAATGGACCGAGAGGAACTGCCACTGCATATGATAAGGGCGTTAAGCAACGCTATGCCCAAAAATGGGGGAAAAACACAAACACCCCCTTGTCACAAGTTAAGAGCGACCGTTTCGATCTTGAAGATAGAATGGACCAAAAACACGGGTACAAGTCTAGAAGGATGCGTGGCCCAATCAACAAACTTCCAGAAGGCGTAAACGAAGGCTTTAGCGGCTGGACTGGTTCTGCACGTAAGAGTGTAAACCAACTAGAAAGCGCACGTATTATTGTTAAGCACAAGCGCACTGTCGACGAGGAGAAGCGCGGAGCGCGTACACGTCAGATTGAAAGCATCTTTATTGAGAACGCAGAAGGCGAGCGCTTCAAGTTTCCTAGCACAAACATCACCGCAGCTAAAGCTATGGCACGTCACGTACAAGAAGGTGGCGCACCGTTTGATGACTTTGGCCAGCACATTTACGGCATTATGGAAGAGCTCAACCAGCTTAAGACATTTAGCCGCAAGAACAAGCGTAACGACTTCTTTGAAGACGCGCAGATTGGCGAAGAGATTACTGCACATATTGGCAACCTACGCGGTAGCCTAAAGAGCATGTCTACACCACGTGGCTATAAAGCACAGATGGAAGGCTTCACTAAAGAGAACGAGGATGTGTCACAAGAACGCATTGACGAGCTAAAAGATGCAACCACTATGTCATACTTTGACGAAAGCATTGCAGACAGCCTACCATACGTAGCGCGTGTTATTGAAACACTCCGCGCCCGTCAAGCTAACGAATCACGCATTGTTGAGTTTGCACGTCAGGTTATGAACAATACAGGCGGCTTTGCACTTGCAGAGGCATGTGACGACGACGATCCTGAGAGCCCATCAGCACGTACTTACAAAGACAAGATATCTGAAGTTGCAGCATGGGCAGCATATTTGGCACCTAAAGTGCAGAACGAAGCACTGTCAAACTCATTAGCACAGCTAGAAGAGAACTTGGCATCTGTAGGCAACAAGCACGTTAACATGGCTATGTCAGCTATCAACGTAGTTAAGCAGCAAGGCACAGTTGCAGAAGCAAAAGATACTGGTGAAGAAAAAATTGACGTTGAAGAGTCAGAATTGAGCAAAATTGCTGAATCTTTAGCTAAATACGATGTACGCAAATTATTCGGAGTCTAATCAATTACTTAGTTGACAGACCCCGAAAAATAGTGTAGATTCAAGGAGTTACGTAAAAAGTAACTCGCTTGATTATAGAGCAAAACTTAAGCCGGAATACCGGTAACAAATATAGGCTATTATAGGAGAATATCAATATGGCAACTCTAGCAGAAATCCGCGCGAAGCTTCAACAGCAAGAATCGAAGCAAAAAAATCAAGGTGGTAGCACAGGCGGCGACAACGCACTCTACGCACATTGGAACACCCCCGAAAACGAAACATCTACAATCAGGTTCTTGGCTGACGACGATCAGTCAAATGACTTCTTCTGGCGTGAACGTCAGATGATTAACCTCACATTTAGTGGTGTTAAAGGACAGGACGAAGGTAAGCCTGTTACGGTCAAAGTACCATGCGTTGAGATGTGGGACGGACAGAAGTGCCCAATCCATGAAGAAATCCGCCCTTGGTTCAAGGACCCTAGCATGGAAGATATGGCTCGCAAATACTGGAAGAAGCGTAGCTATCTATATCAAGGACTCATTGTTAACAGTGCGTTCGTTGAAGAAGAAACACCTGAGAATCCAGTTCGACGTTTCATTATCAATACACAAATTCACAACGTAATCAAAGCAGCACTTATGGATCCAGATTTTGGTGATCATATGCCAACTGACTACGATATGGGTGTTGACTTCCGTATTACGAAGACTAAGAAAGGTCAATACAACGACTTTACAACATCAAGCTGGGCACGTAAAGAACGCAGCTTGAACCAAGCAGAGCGTGACGCTATTGCTGAGCATGGACATTACAACCTTAATGACTTTATGCCTAAGAAGCCTAACGCAGAAGAGCTACAAGCTATCTTTAACATGTTTGAAGCTAGCGTAGACGGAGAGCTTTACGATCCAGAGCGCTTTGCAGACTTTTACCGTCCATGGGGCGTAGAAGCACCAAACAGCGGTTCAAGCAATCGTTCCGCCCACAGCGAAACGCCTAAGGCTGAAGAGCCTAAGGCACCAAGTGTTAGCAAAGCGCCAGCAGTTGATGAAGATGACAGCGATGACGGTGCTGATCTACTTACACCACCAGTTGAGTCTACTACGGACGGCGGCGGCAAGGATGCAAAAGACATTCTAGCTGCAATCCGCGCACGTAAAGAAACCAGCTAATTCCACACAAAACTAAGGATGGGGCAAGAGCCCCATCCATTTTAATTTATAGAAGGAAGAAGTATGGCTAAGGCATTTGACGTTGCGAAGTTTCGCAAAGGTATTACTAAAAGTGTAAAAGGACTATCAGTTGGATTCAGAGACCCTAAGACATGGATCTCAACAGGTAATTACACACTAAACAGACTCATTTCAGGAGACTTTAACAAAGGCGTTCCA